GGCCGCGGTGCGCGGCGTCGACGGGCAGGGCCTGTCGAGCAACTGTGGTCGCACCAACAAAGATGGTGTAAACTGGCAGAAGGCGGTGACTCCTGGATACGAACGCCAACTCGCCCTTTACTTCACACCCCAATCAGATCTTGGTTGTCAAGGTTGTCGGTTCTTCTTCGCATGCAAAGGTCAGTGTCCAGGTACCGCCGAGCAACGCGACTGGCGAAATCGTAGTGAACATTGCGCGATCTGGATGGCGCTCTTCGAGCAGATCGAGAAAGATCTTCGCGGACTGGGTCGCATGCCACTGTCGCGCTCACCCATCCTCCCGAAGTTGGAAGCGACGATGTTGGCGAGTTGGGCAACGGGTCAGAACATCTCGATTGCCCAAGCGTTGGCTCGTGTGCAGGGATCGACGACCAACTCGGTAGAGGATCATCCGCATGGAGATCATTGGGATGCACCCGATGGAACTCAACATGCGGATGGGGCGATTGTCATTCACGGAGATGCCGGTCGAACAGAGATGCATGGAGATTCCAATGCGCGATTGGACACGAGTCATCTGGGCCAGTGAAGCCGCGCGTCTCGTCTGGGAACCACGCATTGTGGCAGTGCAGGAGGCGTGGTTCAAGGTCGAAGTCACGTCAGTAGAACGTGGAATGCGTCATGCGGGATTGGTATTTGGACGACCACGTACTTCGCTTCCGTGCCTTGAGGTGTCTCCGAATCGTTTTGCCATTGGTCGAATTCACGACCTTGCAGACGCATATGCGTGCGGCGACAATCGTCATGTCGGTCGGTTGCTCGGCTATCCAGAATGCTGCCTGAACTTCTTTGATCGGACGTGGGCGGCCGGTGCGCTTGATACCACGGAACAGATGGCTGGGGATGGCAATGGACCCATCGGCTGCAATATTCTGGGTCGATGGATCGGCGTACGTATGGTTATGCATCTGCCATGTAGTTGGACGTGCCGTGAGACCGTGCGGTTGGCTGCGTACTATCGTGAACTCTGGCCACCAGACGTTTTCGTATGGGTAGATCAAATCCTCAACTGGCCGATGGAGTGGTCGGCGCGGCATGGGATTGCGGAAGTGCGCTATCCAGTACTCAAGCTTTCGACACGCACCACAATGAAACCTGGAACCGCAGTAGTGCGTCGTCGAGGTCAAGCGCCGATTGAAGCGGCAACTGGACTGCACTTTCCTCATCCAGAACCGCGGCGATTGTTGGTACTCGATACCGCGCATGCAAACGGATTTTCAAGTCGTGATGCAATGAACACTGCGCATGATATGGTTCTGAACGAATTGGCGACCAGTCCGCCGCGCGGGTTGACACTTGATCTAGGATGTGGTACCGGGCATTTGCAGCGTCGGGTGGCGCAGGTGTTCGGAGTACCCATTCTAGGTATTGAAGCCGATGCGGCGCGGGCCGGTCGCTATCCAGACATTCGAGTTCAGGATCTACGAGCGATAACCGAACTTCCGACCGGAGTCGATACGATCCTTGTGAGTCAACGGCGGTTTGAGGAGATCCCGGATCTTCAGACGTGGTGCTTCGTGGCCGCGCGGCAAGTACTCGTATACAGTTACGATGCGCCAATGTTTGCTCAAATTCGAAAGGTAGCATAAGCCATGGCAACTTGGCCTGCGCGTACGTGGAATCCCGGAGAGCTTGTTACCTCTTCGATGATGAATACGGTCCGTGACAATCTGAACGATTTGAATGCACGCGACGGGAACTCCGCGAAGGTGAATACCCCGAACGTGTTCCTCGAAACCGCGCAGTTCACGAAAGACCCGGCGATCCTTGTCCAGCCGCCAGCTGGGACGCCGTGCCGTATCATTCTTGCTGATCTGTCACAACCAGTCGATCAACGATATTTCCACATCCTTAACTACTCCACTCATATTCAAATCTGGTCGATCAACGACGCGGGGACGGTCATTCAAGGGCAGGTGACAATTGACCGTTCTGGAAAAGTCATCGCGCAGGATTGCTTTACAGAAGACTGGACGGACTACTCGGCCACGAGTACAATCGTTGGTTGGAGCTCATTCACCCAAAAGGTAATCTGGTATCGACGTATTGGACGACTAGTTCACGTCACCTTTGACCTCGAAGGGACGAGCAATGCTGCTGATGTCTCGTTCACATTACCGTTTACTGTTGTTGCGGTACCGGCCTTTTCTGCGGTGCATATCTGGAATAATGGTGTGACTTCCGCTACACCTGGTTGTCTGGCGTTTAGCGGAAGTACGGCATCGATATATCGCGATTGGACAGGTGCCGGTGGTGGATGGACAGCGTCTGGGACGAAGGGCACACGCGGACAGTTCTACTTTAGCATTTAAGGGAGGCAGTTATGAGCGACGGACCGCCTGCGGAAGCAAGAACGATTATCAACCACTATACGAAGGATCAGAGCGGCAAGCCGATCGCGGGAGCGCTGGTGCGGTTCACCGATCAAGTGACCGGTATGTCGTTCGAACGGTCGTCGGACGGCAGCGGGTACTCGAACATTGCCGGTCCTATCACGCACAACCCGTACACGCGCTCAATCTTCGCCAACGGATTTCAGATGCTTGTTGACTATCATACGCCGACAGCGCCAGAAGAAACGATGGAAGCTGTACTGTCTTTTAAGGTGGCGGGCGGGACGACGCGCTCCGGTCTCGTCCGCATCCATGACCGAGTGTGGAGCGATGACGTCGGTGACTTCCGTCCACTCGGCGCGACACTGTTCTGGACGGTGTGGGGCTGGACGAACGATCAAGCAAGACTGATCCAGACCTTCTCGTGGCTCGCGCAGCGTGGCGTGAACTTCATTCGCATCTTAGGCGACGTCGACTGGTCCGGCTGGGACATGCAGATGGATAGTTCCACACCGGATTGGGAATCAGTGCTGGGTGCATGTATCGACGCGGCGTGGGAGCATAACCTTCGCACCGAACTTACCTTGTGGGGTGGCTCAGGTCGAGACCCTCTGAACTGCGCGCAACGGGCCGTCAATGTCGTCGGCGCTGGTCGTCAGCACAAAGTGCTAGCGATTGAGATGGCAAACGAGTCGTTCCAGAACGGTCCGAGTGATGAGGTGATGGGCGAGATGCTCGACATCTGCAACCCACTCGGACTACTCACGGCAATGTCGTCGCCGGGGACGAGCAATGACCAACTCAACGACTATGTGGATCGTGGTGCGCGAAAGGGCACGGTCCATCCCGACCGCAACCAAGGTGCTCACGGCGAACGCATGGTTCGGCAGATGTGGGACTTTCGCAACTATCACTTCGGTATCAACAACAACGAACCGGCAGGACCTCGCAGCAGTGTGGCTGAGTGTGTTGACCCATCGAAACTGGCGATGTTGCGCGCAATGGGTATCTTCTGTGGTGTCGGCGCGTTCGTCCTGCACAACGGCAACGGGGTGAGTGGCAAACCCGACCCGGCGCACAACCGCGGTGGTGATCTGTGGACGGTCCCGAACATCGACGCAATTCATGCGGCGGTCTACGTGGCCGACAAACGGTTACCGATTGGTGTGGAGACCTGGAACAAGACGACACAGCACGGTGGGTACGCATACGACGGCTTTGAAAACTACGGACAGCCGCTGGCGGCCGATTCCATTTGGTCGGACGGTATTCTCTCCTACGGCTGCGACCGCTGCTACGGTGCCGTAGCTGGGAGCGAGTTCATTACCATGGTCTCAGACGTTGTTGACCACGTGGAACTTCGAGCTGGTCAGCATTGTTCTATCGTGGCGTATAACGTAGCTTCGGCGGGAACAATCGGAGTATACGAACTTCAAGCGGGACAGACGTGCCAACTCAGTGGCAACGTACCGGATGTTGTGATCTACGGAACGTTTCTCTAGGAGGGACCGATGCTGATTCAAGCGATCATCGTGCTGGTCATCGTGGGCGTCTGTCTCTATCTCGCCGAGAATTACATCCCGATGAGCCCGCCGATCAAGACGGTGCTGCGCGTCGTCGTGGTGTTGTTGCTGATCGTCTACCTGTTAAGTTTGATTGGTTTCGTTGGCGGGATCGGTCGTCCGGGTCGCTTACCTTGAACGTGAAACCCCGCCGCTCGTGTCAGGAACGGCGGGGTTGGTCTTTCACTTGCTACGGCGCTTCCAGTAGATGAGCGGTGTGATGAGCGCGACCGAAGTGAGCATGGTGATATTCCACAGAGTGGGACCGTACATACGAAGATCTACAACGGCCCAGATTCCGTAGAACCCGCTCATCACATAGAACACCCAGTCGTCCTTGCGCTTCTGCACGTTACTCCTTTCAGTAGATCAATCCGTTCAACAACAAGAACGGATCGACGTTGCTCATCCCACCAAACAGCAGGGCGGCGTTCCAAATGCCCTGCTGTAGGGCGTTTTGTTGGTTGTTATAATTGACGAACCATTCAGCAATGGGTGTGGCTACAAACTGCTGCATCACAGGAATGGCTCCACATACCCCACCAACGTATCCGGCAGCGGCGCCTTGTCCTGCCGCGGCAAGTGCGCCCGTCAGCAGGTAACATAGTAACTGCTGACCATCCATCTGTTTGAGTTCTGGTCGTTCGAGCCATGTCCGCAACTTCGCACGCACGTCGTCACGTACGCGTTCGTTGGCGAACGAGAACGGCGGAGCGCCGACCCCGGCGGTGTTGGTGAAGTTCGTTGCATGCGGCTTCACCATCGTCGCTTGTTGTTGCGCAAGTGCGGCGACGCCGCTGGGCATCGAGACTGCTAGATCGGATGCGGACACCACGGTCGCCGACAAGATGATCACAACGAATGCTACGATACTCTTCATACTGCCTCCAGAAAACCAAAAACGAGTAAATTGATCTGCGTCTCCATCTCCTAATTTCCATCGGTGGTCCACGAATATACGTCATTTCTGAAACCCCCCGTAATTGCCTTCAAGTCGACCGAACGGCCCCCTGGCCGGTTATCAACGAACTTCCGGGCATTAGATCAAACGTATCGTTCTGGGTGTTGAATTCACCCCCTAAATCAGTGCCATTTCGATATGTTTCACCACTTTCAGGTTTCAGCAACGGCGAAGACCCTATGGTTTTCCGTCAGGTTTTGGCGACGCCGCTGAAGTGGTGGAAATCGTGATCTTCCCGCCTTGGGTGGTGATCGAAACCGGTGGGGTGCCTTTGAATGATCGGATCATTCTGGGATGAGGTTTGGGTTCTCGTTTCCATTGGCGTTTCACCCGGATGCGAATCTTCGGCGGACGTTTCAGTTCATCAACTGTGTACAGCCCCGCGTCCTTGATTAAGTTGTAAATGTAGTCCGACAGAGTCCAGGTTGACTTCGCTCCGGCCCCTTGCCGCTTGATGATTTCCAACGCGTGCAGATCGCTCATAACACGTTGGATCGTGGCGAACGAATATCCCGTCTTCGTAGCCAATTCGCGCATGGACATTGGAGTCAGGTGTTCGGTTCCGCCCATCACTCGAATCATCGCTCGTAGCACGTCTTCGCTCTTCTGGGAGATGGTGTCCAACGCGATCTTCTTCACCAATGCGTATTCCGACGGACCAGGATGCTTTCGTCCGCGTATGGTGGCTAGTCCGCGTGCGATCTTGGCGAGCTGCTGACCCAGACGAGTACCCACTTCGGCACTGGGCCGGGTGATCTCAACATCGCGTTGGAATTTGTCGCGCGGGACCACACCACGCAATCTTGCTCCGAACATGGCCAATGCCTTGACCTTAGACTTCATCTTCTCGGTCAATCGACTGGGTTGGTAGTCGGCACAGGTACGCTCAATGAAGCTTTTCACCACGTCGTGTAACTCTTCTTGCACACGGATTTCCTTGTCTGAGTTATCGATCGCGCGCATGATCGTTTCGCCTTCGGCCTTATGATGCAGGTTGTCGGCGACGGCGAACTTGAGAAATCGTTCACCCAATGCTTGTTGCTGCTCACCCAGACTGTAGATCGCGGGTGTGCACGCGGCGATAACGGAGAATCGACTTTTATATGACCGTACTCCGGAGCCGAATGTCTTTGAACACTGGCCATCGAACGCATCTCGCAGGGTGCCGAAGATCTCGCGCTGATCGTGGTCTGATTGAGAGAGGATGGTGGTAAAGTCTTTGACAACCAATACGCGTTGGTCTAATTTCGGAATCAACGACGGATCGTTGTCGGTGCCAATGCCCATGCCGCTGATGAGCGAGTGGGTCGTCAAGCTACTAACGAACTCACATAAGTGCATGCCCATCAACGAAGTCAGATACACGGTCTTGGTGCTCCCGGGTGGACCGACAAAGAATAACCAAATCGGCGGACCTTCCATCCGGGACGTAAGACACGTCGCGAGCATCACATCAATAGCGTCGTTGTTCGGCAGATACAACCATTTGTTGAATACCTGATGCACATCTTCAATGGTTGGTGGGGTCTTCCAACGACTAGGTCTCTTGATACGAATCTTTCGAACGATAGTGAACTTGCCTCGCTTGGTGATCACCTGCTGTGTTTGCGCGGCGGACAGGTCGTCCTTCGGCTTGTCGTAGAATCGACGGAGCAATTTCTCCAAGCAGATCTCAGGAGTGTCACGAACGACCATACCGTAGATTACCCAATCGCGGGTATCAAAGCCGGTTGGCACTTCGTTTGGCCAGTGTACGTAGGTGATCTTTCTCGCTACTCCAGTCAGCCGCTTGGCGATGAGCAATTCGCCTTCGCGACCAGCGCCGTCCGCATCGTATAGGGTGTGAACGATACGTCCTTGAAACCATGGGATCCATTGACGTTTGAAGATTCCGGCGCCCGGTACTGCGACAACAACCCCTGGTTCATTCATTGTTCGTAATAGCCATCGTAGGGCAATGGCATCCCACTCACCTTCACACAGGTAGATCGGTTCGTTCGGTCGCTCGCGTATAGCTGGGGCTCCGAACAACCCCACCTCGGCTCCGGCGGTATTCCGCAGCATTCGATTGCCGAGCGAGAACAAACGGATATTGATCATCGATTTGTCGATGTTTCGAATCGGCAATGTATACGACGGATATCGACCTCGACCAGGACCTTGGTCGTCGATTCCAAATTCCCATTCTCGAAACGCCTCAATCGGAAGTTGTCGGTTCTCGGCCAACCGACGCCAGTCTCGTTTGATCATTTGCGATCGATAATCCGCGCTGCGCAGCTCCAGGAATTTCGCAATGTTCCCGCCCAAGCCCGCTGTCTTCGATGACCACAACCCACTTTTCAGATTAACGTAGAACTTATTCTCCTTTCCAGTAAACGGGCACGTCCCATACATTTCTTCGCCGCCGCCGGTCTGACCGGTAAATTCAACTCCATGTGCTGCGTAGATTCGTAGGAACTTCTTCTCCATCTTCATGCAGCCTTTCTCTGGATGGTGATCTTCTTCAAAGGTCCACCTGTAATTTCCGGGGGCAGTTTGATCTTGGTGGGTCGAGACCACCGTGTCAATGCGATTTTCATCTCTACCGGTAATCGAACCGGCAGCCCTAGACGTCGGCTATCCATTTGCATTGCGAAAATAATATCGCGCATCAACTCAATGCAATGCATCTGCTTCGGCACCTCGACAATCATCTCATCGTGCACCGTAAGTAACAACCGAACTCCTCTCCAGATCTTCGTCTTTCGTTTCAGCATTCGTGCTACGTTGATGAGTCCGTTTTTCATCACATCAGCCGCGGTGCCCTGGATGAGATAGTTCACCGCGCGATAGGCGTAGTCTGGGTCGAATGTGTAGCGTCGGCCGAACGGATTCCATATCTCACCTTTATGGGTCGCTTGGTCGATCAGTGCGGACATGAACCGTTTGACACCGGGCAATGTTGCATGATACTCGGCTACGAACTCAGTGGCAGTTTCAACGTCGGTCTTCAGCAGTTTCGCCGCCCTGGGTACCCCGCCCCCATACAGCAGACAGAACATGATCAGCTTGGCGCACTTGCGATAGTAGTCCGCATGTTCTTCGAAGTCCGACCGGTTGCTGAAAACCGACTTCGCAATACCGCCATGGTAATCTCGACCCGACATCAACTGCTGTTGCATCCGTTTTTCGCCAGAGAGAAAGGCGAACAGCCAAACCTCAATCTGGGAGTAGTCGGGGAGATACCACACATGGCCCGGTCGCGGACCAAACGCCTCTCTGGGTCGTGACTGAATATCAGCTTTGCGACGGCCCGTGGTCTCGCTGGCCACCTGCTGCATATTCGGATGTTCGCAGGATAGGCGTCCAGTGATCGCGCCGGTCTGTTTGAAATTGGGATGCAATACCCAGACCCCGGGCGATTCCTTCACCCAGAGTTTGCGATAGATGTGGAGAAACGAATTGTTCGTCTGCTTGGCTGCGTTGTGCTCCAAGACGGCCTTGGCCAACGGATCGGGTGGGACGCGAATGTATCGGGCGCCGGTGTGTCGGTTGCGAACCCATTTGGCACCAATGGGCAATCGATTGCTGGGTCGGTCGCTGTTGAACCAATCGTTGGCCTCAATGACATATCCGTTGGCCATACGCAGCAGCGTTTCCCCGTTCAGCGAATAGTTCTGCTTCGCGGTGTACACTGGTGGATGGCGGCGTTTGTCGTAGAAGACTTTCGTCATCTGCGGAGTTGATTTGTAGTTCAACCCCTTGCCGCCATTGGCGCTGGCGATTTCGGTTTGTTCGGCCTGATACTGGTCGTAGAACTTGATGAGCGAATGTACGCGCGGCCGATGTACCCGAACACCCGTGTCCTCCATCTCCTTTAATACCCAGAAGAGTTCGTGTTCACGATCGCAGAGCTCCCTGAGACGTGAATGTTGGAGATACGTCCACCACGCCTTGTATACCAACATGGCGCGTATGGTATCTCCCACAGCATATGGCTTGAGAAACGAATCCGACGCCAACCACATGTCGGCCTTGGCCGGTTTATTGCCGCCGAACGTCTTCAATGCGAACGACCACCGATTGTGCTTGGCTTTGAGACGCAGTCGGTTGACTTCCTTTAACAGTGCTTTTTCGTCGGTGTCCGGGTAACCGAAATACTTGCGACAGAGCTGTTTCAGGGCATAGGTCAATTCTTGACCGCTGGTGGCGATATGGGCGACGATCTGGGTGTCGATGACCTGACCGCGAACTTCCATATCGTCGTGCTCGGCCAGCATGATATCGAATCGTGGATTGTGACCGATCTTGGTGATCTTGGGGTTGGCCCAGATCTCGGCGATCTTTTCCTTGTCGCCTTTGGCCCATCGTACTTCCCGTGTCCTTGTATCGACTTCGGCTCGTAGATAATCGGTGTTGCCGTCCGCATCACACAATGACCAGACAAATGCCCGCGCGGGTTTCACGTAACGGATTTCGCGATCTGGCTTTTTCTTGGTTCCGAAGTCGTATAGAGCTCGATGCTCACGACCCCACGGCATCATGCCGGTGGATTCGGCGTCGATGGAAATCAGATTGCCGCGAACCCGGAGGCCGCTATGTCGTAAGCGTATCCGCATATATCCGCAACCATGTGGCGAATTGGCATACGTAGCAGGTGCCGTACTTGTCTTTATGCGGCGGTGAACACTGACATTGTTCGGCCATCATGAAAAAGAGAGCGTCGGTGACGATTCGCCACTTGTGCCGATCCCAGAATGCCAACATGGCCATGTACACGGAGATGTCAATCATACGTTGACGCGGCGGTTCGCTTTCGGTATGGCCGTGAATAACATATGAGTGCAATGCGATATACTGTTTGCGAATCTTCGACCAGAGATCTTGTTCTACGGTGATATTGCATTCAAACGCCGTGCGCAAGATCTCGAGAAACGCAATACGGTCTGGATGGTAGTCGAGGTTCTTCTTCCATTGAAGTGCGTCAGCTTCAAGAAAGAACTGCTGTACCGCGTGGCTCATTTCATCGCTAGTCATGCATATCTCCATCCATAGAGAGAGGACCGGCCGTTGACAACGACCGGCCCGACCACGACCTACTTACGCGACTTCTTGTGCTTCTTGCTCTTCTTCGACTTCACCGACTTCGCCGGCGACTCTTCGACGCTGGTGATTGCGTCAGCCGCGAGTTTGAGCGTCTTGCCCTTGTCCGTCTTGATGAGGACCTTCTCGTCCGCCTCGAAGAGTTCGACCACTTCGCCTTTCACCTTGCCGTACTTCTTCGAAACAGCCTTGACGATGGAGCCGACCACGACATCAACTTCGTCGTCAACTTCCTCCTCGTCCTCGTCCTCTTCATCTTCGTCCTCGTCTTCGTCCTCGTCTTCGTCCTCGTCGTCGTCCTTGGACTTCTTGCCCTTCTTTTTCTTTCGGGGCTTCTCGTCTTCATCATCGTCGTCGTCTTCATCTTCATCTTCGTCGTCGTCGCCGTTCTCGTCCTCGTCGTCCTCGTCCTCTTCCTCGTCCTCATCGCCGTTCTCGTCCTCGTCTTCATCCTCGTCATCGTCCGCGTCGTCGTCGTCCTTCTTGTTGTGCTTCTTCTTCGAGCCCTTCTTTTTCTTCACGGTCTCCTCCTCGTCGTCGTCCTCGACTTCGTCTTCGTCGAGGGGTTCGTTGACGTACAGGTTCTGAAACTCGCCCTTGGTCTTGATGGTGACCTTGCACTTCGGCTTGGTCTTCTTGATGTCGTCGAGGATCTTCTTGAGATCGTCCTCCAGATCATCAAGTTCGGAGGTGTCGTACCCCATGGCTTCCAACTTGCGGAGGAGGTACGGCAGGTGCTCCTCGGTCAGTCCTTCGAAATCCAACTTCTCCTTTCCCTTGTAGTCGCCGTCCATGAACTTCCACGTGAGCACGACCTGGACCCGCTTGTTCTTCGACACGCCGATCTTCGCGTCGACGCACCGCATGCGGTATTTGCCGTCGTCGTATTCGGTGAACCCGCCCTCTGAAGCGGATTCCTTCGCCTTCTCCAGGTGTCGATTCAACCCACGCAAGTACCGACCGAAATCGGTCTTGTCGCCCCCACTGGACTTCTTCGACTTCGCTTTCTTTGCCATACGAATTCATCTCCCTCTACAAAATAACTACGACGACCTACGCACTCTGAACTTCGACTTCGATTTCTTCTTCGGCACCTCCTCTTCAGGTTCGTCCACGTCCGAGGACTTCGGCGGGATGAATTTGTTGTGAAACGCGCGGACCACGTTGCGGTACGCGTCCTGCGGAGACTGACCCATATCAATGCGACGAATGGGTTTGCCGTCCGGTGTCAAGAACCGCCCCTCGAGTCGATGACCCGCGGAAACGTGGTCGTCTCCCAGAATCTGGAGGACGCGACGTTTCTTCGCGTAGGTGTAGTAGGCCCACACGTCGACGCTGCCTTCAACAAGTTCGCGCATGCGTTTGTGCATTGTCGGCATCATGCGGTTGTACTTGTCGCCGTCCCGTGTTTCGATTTCCTGTTCCTGGGCATGAGAAATGAAGACCACGCCCTTGTTTAGATTGAGGAGATCGGTGAAGACACGTTCGAACTCCTTGCGGTTCTCGCGCCATCCTTTACCCCACTCCTCTTCAGAAAGGTCGGTGATGACGAGCTTTTCGCAGGTGTAGTCCTCGACCATGGGATAGAGTTTGTCGACGATGTCCACCACGACGGTGTCGAACTGGTCGTCCTTCTTCAGTGCACGCACCGCCTGTTTGAATGTCTTCCAGTCGCCGACGACCACCGGATAGAGACGCAGCGCCTTACCACCCGGTTCGGTGAAGAGATGTACGGCTTTTCCGAACATCGCCGACAGCGACGTCTTGCCGATCTTCTTGTCGCCGAAGATCAGCCACGTGTATGCGCCGATGGCCGATTCAGGTTCGCTGGGCTCGCGTGGCAAACGGAACTTTTCCGTTGGTTCGTCGTCGTTGCGTGATTGAAGCTTCTTCTTGCCTTTCATTTTCTTAATCACCGCCACGGACCGCCTCCTTTGCCGTCTCAATGATCTGTTGCCAAGGAAACGAAATCACGACCTTGCCCATGTACTCCGGATAGTCACGGGCCAATGCCACGACCGATTGACCCATCATCCGAGTTCGACCTGCGTCGCTGTACCCGCCTTTCTGGCGAGTAGCTTTAACGAACGGAGCTTCCATACACACGACCCATTCGGTGCATCCCATTTTGAGGGCGGCGAATGATACGAACCGATCATCCATACGTCCACCGTCCGCTGGATAGGACATGTTGGCGTAGACCGAATGCGGTATGGCCC